TCACCACGAGAGGCAATGTACTTACGGTACTCATTCAGAGAGTTGTAGTACTTGGCCTTGCCTCGGTCGTCTTCAAAGTTGAGTAGCTTATCAACAAAGTCATAGAAATCCTTGTCAATTCTGTACTCAGCTTGACCTGCCCAGTTCAGAGCGTCAACCAAATTCTTGTCAATAAACTCTTCGGGGAACTCACTGAAACTAGAGGTTGACGTGATTGGGATTCTGGTGTCTTCATAAAGACCCCACTTGTTTTTGATAAAGTAGGTCTTTCGGCCAGTCCGGAAATATAGCCTTCTGGAGGGATCGGTTACAGCTACACGCAGTCCAACCTCAACCTTACGAGTTAGCTTAGAGTACTCCTGAATGCGAGGGTCGACAATGCGAACATTATAGCCAATGGTGTCAAAATAAGGGCCAAAGTAAGCACCACTCATGCGGCTCTTCATCCTTCGCTTTTGAACACCGAAGGTCTCAAGCTCATACAGCTTGCTGACATTCTTAGACTGGAGGATTTTCATGCCAACCCTGTGCCACTCTTGCCGAGAGCCGGTATAGTTGGCAGCATTGTACAGATCACGGCCAAGAGCAATCGCAAGCTGGTCTACATCAGGAGTGTCAGCTAAAGCCAACCGTCTGGCAAAGCGCTCATAGAAGAAATTCAACTCTTTATCTGAGATTCTTCGCTTGATTTTAAGAGGGATAGCACTGTCAAACAGTGGCATCATCTCCTTAGCAAGCTTGGGGGCTACTCTGTCTTCCCAACGGTTCTTCCTACGAATATTATCAAGGAAGGTGTCACCAAGCTCTTCTAATTGCGTAGCGCCTAGAACAGGGTCGATGTAGTTTGCTTGTTTTAGCTTCTTCAACAAGTCTGTATCTCTTCTGAGCACAGTCTCAATAGAATCCGAAACGTTCATCACATCAAATTTGATCTGATTTTGAAGCACTGCTTTGAAGTTTCCCCAAGGCTCAGGATTCTTACGATATCGAGTAAAGATAATACGCAAGTTGTCAGCAATAACAGCAAGCTCATTAACACCAATTCGCTGATCCATGTCTTTGATGAACTTTTGGATGAACTCTTTATCAGCCTTTGTGAGCTCAGTAGCTTCTTCTACCAGCCTGAGGTTATTTTCCAAGACTTGTGGTGCAGGCTGGTAAAGACGAACATCTTCGTAACGACCTGTCACAGGGTTAAAGCGCATCTGCTCTTCTGTAGGAGGTCTTGTCAAGACTCTTCTCTTAGTCGCCCGCTTGTTTCCAAGAGTGATGCCACGATAATTAGTCAGAGACAGCGTGCCATCAAGTTCCATAGACTGAAGCCTATAGTACTCCTTAAGACGTGCTTGCATTTTTGGATCGTTCAGCAAATCTTCAGGACGTGCAACTGGAAGCTTCAACATATCCAATTCGAGCTTAGCTCTGGCAAACCTAGCAGTATCACCTTGAACTGAAAACTCTGAGTCTGTCAGCTGGCGGAGTGCCTTAATGCCAATCGGCTTGCCCTGCATGTTGAGCAGCTGCGAACCAGTGATAGCACCCTTGTGAAAAGCATCGAGAGCCTCTTGGCTACCGGCATGTTTCAACTGAATTGCCAGGGGCTGACGGCGAAGCCAATCATCATATCTAAGCTGGTTTGGAACCAAGCCATCATAATACTCACGTTGAGCTGGAGTTAACTTTTGCAGATTCCTCTTTCTAATCTGCATCACGTTATCAAGTTCGAAAAGCTTGTCCCAGCGTTTGACGATCGGGGTGGTCGTGCTACGACAACGAAAATGAGCTGGGGGAAGGTGTTTGACATCCCCAGTGGGGTAGACCTGCCCATGCCTGAAACGGCACAGAGGGGTCGTGCTAGAGTCCAGAATGGCCACGTACTGCCAGCCTTCCAGCGCCGGTTCGTTCGCTGCGTAGACGGCTTGGTCAGCCTGCGCTTGTACGGATGTAACCGCAGTGGTCACTAGCGCATCTGCATGCTGCTTAGTGATTTTGTGAATTCTGCCCTTTCGAATCTCCTTAGAGAGTTCTGCAGCAGTTAAGCCGTCAGCGATACCCTTGCGAATAATTCGTTCGATACGCTGGCGCTCGGAATTGGAAACTCTCGCCCAACCTTCTGCGAGAGTCTGGTCATCAGCAAGAGGGCGTTTTAAGACTATGTCTTCTCCTATTTGCCGAGATGCGGGTTTGGTACGCCAGACTTTGCTAAGTCCAGCGTCCATCACCTGAAAGGTGTAGCTCATCTGGTCATGCACCATCTCCAGCAGAGAGCGCTTAGAGACGTTGTACACCTGCTTATACGCTCTTTGCAATTCCTGATCTACCGCCTCACGCAGTGCAGCATAACCAGCATTAGAAGTTTTAGCAGAGCTAATGAGCTTGTCCAAACGGACAGTATGGTCGTCAACTATGACGAAAACCTTGTTCTTCAACATTTGCTCGTAGCGAGCAATCATTACAGCACGGTCTACTGTTTTATCGTAAAGCTCTTCATTCAAGCCAACGGCCATACCTCACCTCATCTCATAAGATCAGCGCCTTCCACTCGGCCACGAGCTGGAACAGGGTCGCTATTGATTTCTTCTACGCCCTTCTCATCATCATAATCAGAAGGAGCAATGTCATTTTTCTTGAGAATAGATAGCCAGATGCTACGAGGAATGAGACCATCTTGGTACCACTCGGTGATCAGTCTCAACCAATCCGCACCCAAGCCTACAGTATCAAAGTCAGAGCTCAGATTGAATACAACATCACCATCCGTGAGTTCAAGATCGTAACGCCAGTTGATCATCTGAGCAATGATTTGCCTTATAGTAGCACTCAGCTTAGTGCATAAAGAGCTTAGCTGGGCTGTCTGAGCCGCATTTCGCAGCTGGAGTGCCACACCAGACTGAGCGGTCTCAGGGGACAGCATTCGAACGCCTAGTTTAGCTAGCTCTTCGATAGACTTTTCAATCGCAGCCTCCATATCTGAAAGAGCTTCAGTCGGAGTCTTGAGGATGTCTGCCTTGTCATCTTTGCCTAAGTGCAGCCAGGTGCCGAGACCAGATTCCACAATCTTTTCAAACTCCTCGTCCATCATGTCAGAGAAGATGATAGGAGTATAGGTGGCAGCACCATACAGCAAATGATTTCGGCGGGAGATCTTGTTGTACAGAGAGACTTCTTTGTCAATAATAGAGGTCAACATCGGTTCGCCGAAGTCATACTCTCCATTTAAGGGCCACAACGGAATGAAGTCAATAACCTCTCCACGAATCATTATGCCCTTATGGGTCTTCTCCAGTTTAAACTGGGATGGCATCTTTTCAGGATCCATTTTGATCTTGCCAGAAGCCACTGTAGCAGAAGCATCTTTGTTAGCATGAAATTCACGAATCTGATACTTGCCATCAACCAGCTCATGTACCCATACTGTCTCTGTCAACGTAGGGTGGAACTCATTTTCCTTATAAACTTCTGTATAGCCACGGACAATTACAAACATTAGCTTGTTCTTGCCAGTGATGGGATCTTCTGCCACTCGGTGGTTGATCACTACGTCAGATCGAAGCCAAAATGGAAAAGGCTCAATAGGCGCATCTTCATCGTTGTTTGACGCAATGTTTAAGCCAACCCATGCACGACTTGTCTGCACCTCTTCCCATAAGGAGGCGGCAAGAAAAGATAATATTGGAGAGTCATCTGCTCCAAAGTTGTCTCGAATCCAAGTCTCAGCGTCTTCGGGAACCTCTTTCCTGAAACGAATCTCAGGCGGCTTTCGCAAAAGACCACCAACCAGCATCTTAGCAAATGCAGATGTTATCCCAGGCAGCTCTGCTTCTGCTTTATAGAAGTTATACTGAGCTTGAGACATGGTGGGTGAAAATGGGATCAGAAGGTTCTCAAATGCAACAGTATCAACAGTGCCATCAAACTCTTTGACAGCCTTCTCTCCACCGCATACAGCTCGCGCCTTATCCCACATTGGCTTCATAGATTCGAAAGCGGGAGTCGGGTCTCCAACACCTCTATTTCTGGATTGGGTTTGAATGACGCTCATTCAAGAACCTCCTAAGGTCTATCAGTGCAGGCGTTTGTTAAACTCAGCGAGAGTGCCTTCAAACACCTCCCCGGTGTTAGAATTACGAGCTTGGATGCGCTCTTCATCAGAAGGCACAATAATCCAGTCTGCAGGGCAGCGGCCCTCAAAAGCAGCCAGTCGGTCAGCCTGTACAGCAGCATCTTCATTCAATACCACTTCTTCATCCTCTGTAGTAACGGTAGTCTCTTCAGTGTTGATTTTCAAGTTTTTCATGTTCTTCTTCAACCTTATCATGACTTATTACGATGGCCATCAATCGATCTTTTAACTCAGCAAAAGCCGCAGAGTCTAGGCTTGAATCTTCCTTTCCGGACACATACACATACATGTCTAATGCCTCCTGTCTAATATCTTTGTGCTTAGCCTTCATCAGCCTCAGCTGAGTTTCTAGTTCTGAAATTCGAGCAACTAATTCCCTTCGCTCTGTTTTATGCTCTTCTTTTAAAGCAAGTATATCTGCAGAGTGTCGGCTTTCCATATGGTTTATTCTGTCTGAAAGCCTTTGGACCTCTCCGCGAAGCATCTCAACAATAGATACTTCGGCACCATCTTTGGACACTTCAAGCCTTGCCTCTGCAAAACTCATCCAAAGCTTCCGAAGAAATAAAAGCATAGCGCCAACTGCACCAGCTCCTGTACCTGAGACAAATAAGATATCTAAAGTGTCTTTTTCATTCATCTTTCCTCCTTAAACTGAGGACTACTCCAGATCTGACAAAAACCCAGGATGCTGCAAAGGCCAAAGCAACATTGCCGCTAGCGCCTGCAGGTGGCGTGTAAACACTAGCAAAGATGCCTATAACAACAAACCACCACAAGATTGCGTTAAATCCTGCGAAAACTATTGAAAAGAAAGAATGAAAGGAATGGCAAAGAAGGATAAAAAGCTGAATAGAGGCGACAATCAAGAATAAGACACCCCAGCAAAATTCAGGCATGAGGAAATTGAGCCAATCGTAGCCTTGAGAGGAAAAGGTCTCCCCTGGAGAGATTAACGAGAGTCCCCAAAAAAAGTTCCGCTAAAAACAGCGTAAGTCTGATATTGAGCAGCTCCGACGACGTCACCATAAAGGTCATTCGATCTTTAAATCGTTTCATTGCCCTACCTGTTTCTAAATTAATCGTAGCCTCTCTTCTATCTCGCCGAAGTCTGTATTATTGAGCACTACTACTTCCGCCAGAGGGACTAGGCAATGGCAGCTGGTTGTATAGAGTCTCAGTAATGCCAACAGCGCCCATCACTTTATCTTGTCTGTTTGCGTTCCCTTGGCCTTGTCGAAAGAGCGCATAGCACCTATGCCAAGCATAGAGCCTAGTATCCCCAACAGGTCTGTCACCCCAAGGTCTGGGAATTCAGGCAAGTCAACCACAGCAATATCTGGTACGTTCGCAGATAGAAGCAAATAACACTGCCAAGTCCACATTGCAGTTAACACGATTGTCTTAGGGATAAAAGCAAGGGCAAGACAGATTGTTGCAACCCAGCCGACTCCAGGTCGCCAACCAGCAACAAACAGGCTCTTGTGTTGTGCCTCTTGTTTGTTGATTTCCAGCTGCCCTACCAACAACTGCACATGTGCTTGTAATCGAGCCAGATCGCCCTCCTGAGCAAGCTGAGCCAGCTTGCGCTGTTCTTCTGCCTGTTTAACGGGATCAGGCCAGATACGCTGAACAGCGGCCTCACCGATGCTCAAAATAGCGGAAAGGGGATTCAGATCCATAGGTGCTCCTCAGTAACTCCAGACAATGGGAAAAGGACTGTCACGTAAATCCAGATGGATGAATCGAGCATCCCGAGGACGATCAGCATCCTGTGCT